TAAGATATGGCAAATACATTTAAATTTGGAAACGGAGAATGGGCGGTAGGAAAAGAAACTGCTCTTGCCTATAATGACGAGAACAGTAATTTTAAGCCACTACCTTTTACTTTTGACAGGGCATCAACAGCAACTGTTGTAAACAAAGATGGTTTAATCGAAACAGTAGGCACAGACGAGCCACGTATTGACTTTCTAAACAACACTAAAGGGCATTTGTTATTAGAGCCACAGAGGACAAATAAAGTTACTTATAGTGAGGATTTTAGTCAATGGACAGATTATAACGCAAGTGCAGTTTTGAGCGAAGAAACTATTTATGGAAAAAAAGCTTATAAAATAGTAGAAGATAGTACGCTTAATTATCACGGAGTTTTTTTATCTAATTTATTTGGTGCTGATGGTACTAATTATATTTGGTCTGCTTACGTTAAAGGTGCTGAAAGAAGATATGTAGTATTAACTGCAAGGACTGGTATTTCAAGTAATGCAAGTGCATTAATATTCGATACACAAGAAGGTGAGTGGGTTTTAGATGCCTCAACTCAAAATGAAGCACTTTTTGCTGAAAATGTAGGTAATGGTTGGTGGAGAATAGGAATAGAAGGAAACCCTACAAGTGGTTCTTATGATAGTTATACAATAGCTTCTGCAATAGGATTTAGCAGTTATTTAGATGCTAACTATCAAGGGGATGGTACAAGTGGTTTTTATGTAGCTATGGCACAAGTAGAAGCAGGAAGCTACGCCACTTCGTATATACCAACATCAGGAAGTACTGCTACAAGGAGTGCGGAAAATACAAGTCAAACTCCTCCAGATGGTGTTATAGGACAAACAGAGGGAACTATATTTGTAGATGTAAATTTAGGAGAAAGCACAATAAATACATCTTCAACACCAATCAGGTTTAATTTAAACAACGGAGTTTCAACTGATAATTGGGTATTTGTAGGTGTTGAAAGTGGGGATAATTTAAGAGTTTATGTAAGAGCTGGTGCGGTATCAAGCGTGGATTTTATAAAAAATAACGTATTCCCATCAAGCGGTAATTACAAAATAGCAATGAGTTTTAAATCAAACAAAACTGTATGTTATGTAAATGGAGTTTTACAATACAATGCAGATTTAGGTGTTGTTCCAAATAACTTAAATTCTATTGGTTTGGGTGGAGCGATAACTAACTCCGCCGTTAATGATAAGATTGAAATAAAAGAATATAGATTATACGACACAGCATTAAGCGATAGCGAATTACAAGCATTAACAAGTTAATTTAATACAATGAAATATATATTTAAGAAATATGAATTTGAAAGCCAAGATTTGGCAGAAACAAGAATAGCTGCATTACCACATACAGAAGATGAGGAAGGCAACGAACACCCTTCGCACAGCCATACGATCGTAAAATTGGCACATCCAATTGTTGAGCAACCAGTTTATGATGATGAAGGTAATATTGAAACCGAAGCGGTATTGGCGGAAAATTATTCCGTTGATGTTTTATGGAAGGCATCTGAAATAACTGTTGAAACACAAGCAGCGGTTTTGGATGATGAGGGTAATATTATAACACCTGCGGAAACTGAAATTCAATTCCCCTATGGTTGGGCATCCAAAGAAATAACACTTGAGGAGGGTGATAATGGAGTTCATACCTTTGCAGGATGGAGTTTTAATGGATAGAAAATGGGTTTAATTAACGGATCAAGTTTTTTGCTATATAAAAGCGACATTGATCCCAAAGTGGCATTGTTTGCTGAAAGGGTTGGTGCGGATGATGGTACTATGGAATCAATCAATTGTGTTCGTGATGCCTTTGAGGATGAGAAACAAGTGCTTGGTCACTCCACATCCACTGTTATTTCGTTGAATGTAGATTTGCCCGAATCAACCACAAAGGATTCAAATGGTTTTAAAGAAGTGATTGCAGGGGTTCGTTCAGGTGAAATTGCAGTTGATGGATTGGTTGATTATTCCGATACATTAAACTTTGAGCAACTTTCAACAATGATGCTAACAAGGCAAAAGGCGGAGTTTTATTTTCAAGATTCCATCAATTCAGAAATAATTTATAACGGTGAGGGGTTTGTTGAATCAGTTGAGCAAATTGCAGAAGTAGAAAATTCAGTTTCATTTTCAGTGGGAATTTCACTCACTGGGTTGATGGTTTTGAATTAAAAAAAATAAGTATATTTGTATAGAATTAAAAAATTAAAAAGCTATGCCAACAACGGGTGTATTTAACGGAACAAATTTAGTGCTTTCAGTAGAAGGCACAAATCTTGGGCATACAACATCTTGCTCATTAACATTATCAACTGACTTGCCAGAGGCAACAACAAAAGATTCAAACGGGTTTCAAGAAGTTATCGCAGGTGTGATGAGTGGTGAAATTTCATTTGATGGTTTAGTTACCTATGATGATACATCAAACGTGACTGAACTTGCTGATTTTCTTTTGGCACGTACACAATTGACTTGTGTATTTGGAACTGAAGTTTCGGGTGATCGTATTTTCACTGCGGAAGGTTTTATTTCATCACTTGAGCAAAGTGCGGAAATGGAATCACCAGTTTCTTATTCTGGTTCAATCACATTGACTGGAACTATTACTGCATCTGATAACTAAAAAAAACAAGCGCAATTTGAGGGAGTTGCGCTTTTTATTTTCTTACTATGGCAAACAAACAACGGGGATACTATTCCATTAAACTTGGCGGGAAAACTCGCAAGTTGCATTTTTCAATGAACTTTTGGGCAAACTTCACTGATTCATTAGGCATTTCGCTTGATAAGATTGGTGACATATTTGGTGAAGGAATTTCACTTGGAACAATTCGTGCGCTTATTTATTCCGCAATCCTTGCTAATGATCAAGAGGAGGGGAATGAAATTGATTACAATGAATTCAAAGTTGGAATGTGGCTTGAGGATCTGGAGGCGGAAAAACTTGAGGACATTGTGAATGCAATGATGGAATCCAGAGTGCTTGGCAATGATTTGAATCAAGGTGTTAAGCGTAACGTGGTAAAATCTACGGAAAAAAAAACGCAACCCTAACTCCCGAAAAACTCACTTGGGATGATTTGATGGATTATTTCATCGGTCAAGTAGGGATTGAACCTGAAAAATTTTGGAAATATACTTGGAAGGAAAATCACCTTTTGGGTGAATCATATTACATTGCCAACAATAAGGAGTGGGAACGCATCCGATACTTGGCAGCAATGGTGTACAATGTGAATGCGCAAAAACGTTCACAAATGATTGATCCTGAAAAGTTATTTTCATTGCCTCAAGATATATATGCCAAAATGGAAAAGGAGCGACCAAAATCCACAAAGAAGGAATATGATTCGTTTATGGAAAAGGTCAAATCATCTACATTCAACAAAAAATTAAAGATGTAGGATTTTTGTATTTTTACATTTAAATTCTACGGATGGCAAATAATCAATTGAAAGTTACTTTATTGGGTGATGCATCGAAACTGAATGCAACACTCAAAACCGCATCAGGGCGGTTGAAATCATTTGGTAAAAGCACACAAGCAGTTGGAAGATCATTGCAAACACGATTAGCATTGCCATTGGCGGTGGCGGGTGGTGCTGCAATCAAAATGGCAACGGATTTCGATAAGTCAATGACAAAAATCAAATCCCTTGTGGGAATTGCAGGTGATGAGGTTGATCAAATGGGTGTTGGTGTTAAAGCAATGGCAAAGGAATTTGCAATTTCAAGTGCTGATGCAGCTGATGCACTATTCTTTGTAACATCAGCGGGTTTACGTGGCAAGGATGCAATGGAGGCATTGGAAGGTTCAATGAAGGCATCTGCAATTGGAATGGGTGAAGCCAAAACAATTGCTCAACTTACATCCGCAGCAATGAACGCATACGGATCGGATACACTGAATGCATCTGATGCAACCGATGTATTAACCGCTGCAATTCGTGAGGGATCGATTGAATCTGATGAATTGGCATCTGTGATGGGGGGAGTTTTACCAGTTGCATCCAATATGGGAATTGCATTTGATCAGGTGGGTGCTGCATTTGCTGCAATGAGTAGAACGGGAACTCCCGCTGCCCAAGCAGCAACACAATTGAACTCCATTATGATGGGGATAATGAAACCAACTCAAACCGCTGCGGATGCAATGGAGCAGATGGGATTGAGCAGTGCGGGATTAAGGCAGCAAATCAAGGATGAAGGATTACTTTCAGTGCTTAATACATTAAAAGAAGGAGCAAATCAAAACGCAAACGCATTTGAAACTGCATTTGGAAATGTACGTGCATTGAAAGGGGTGCTTGATCTTACGGGTAACAGTATGGAAACAA